GTGAATTATGATTACAAAGTTCTTATCAATGGAGTGGCGAAGGGAAGCGATGAAGTTCTTCACTTCAGACTGAACACAGATAAGGACTATCCCTGGAAGGGAAGCGGAATAAATGTGCTTTTGAAAGATGTCGCAGGAAACCTGAAACAGGCATCAGCAACAGAGAAAGCGTTCATGTCGAGCAAGTGGAAGCCTTCGATCATTGTTAAGGTCGATGCTCTGACTGAGGAATTCGCATCGAAGAAAGGAAGACAGAAGCTTCTTGAATCATATGCGGAATCAGCTGAAGTCGGAGAGCCCTGGCTGATACCGGCTGAACAGTTTCAGATTGAGCAGGTTAAGCCTTTGTCTCTTGCAGATCTTGCGCTGGCCGATAATGTGACACTCGATAAAAAGACGGTTGCTTCGATTGTAGGCATTCCGCCTTTTTTACTTGGAGTGGGTACCTACAACAAGGACGAATGGAACAATTTCATCAACACAAAGATAAAGACGATTGTAACCGGAATCCAGCAGGAATATACGAAGAAGCTGATCGTTAATCCGAAGTGGTATGTCCGGTTCAATATATGGTCTCTCTTAAACTGGGACATCACGACTATCAGTAATGTGTTCTGCGCTTTAGCTGACAGAGGTTATGTATCAGGTAACGAAGTAAGAGACAAGATGGGAATGGAGCCGAGAGAAGGTCTTGACGAATTGAAGGTCCTTGAAAACTACATTCCGGTTGATATGTCAGGCAATCAGAAAAAGCTGATTCAGGAAGGAGAATAAATGGACAGGAATATCAAGCAGACAAGAAGCCTTGAGATGAAGGCTTCAAAATTCAAAACAAGAGAAGAAAACAATGAACTGATAATTGAAGGTTATTTCGCTGTCTTTGGCAGCGTTTATGACATGGGCTGGGGAATGTTTGAAGAAATCGCTCCGGGAGCATTCGCAAGAACAATCCAGGAAGATGATATCAGAGCACTCACTAACCATGATACAACTCTGGTCCTTGGACGTAATGGAGAGGTCGGAACACTTGAACTCAAAGAAGATGAAATCGGGCTGTGGGGTAGAATCAGAATCAATCCGAACGATTCAGATGCTATGAACATATATGCCAGAGTTCAGAGAGGCGATGTGTCTCAGTGTTCAATCGGCTTCGAAATAGTCAACGAGGATACCGACTTCATCGGAGACACCGTCAAGTGGACCATCAGAGAAGTGAAGCTGTGGGAAGTATCTGTATGCACATTCCCGGCATACGAAGAAACCGGTGTGTCAGCGAGAAAGAAAGACTTCGAAGATATGAAGGAAAGACGCTCGCAGGCATGGAAGGAAAAAATGCTAAAAAGACTGAAAGGAGAAAAAGAATGTTAAGAGCATTACTTTTAGCAAAATCTCTCAAGGAGAAGCGTTCACAGCTGGAAGCATTAAAGGCAGCAGCTGAAGAGCTTAGCAAGAGAGAAGCTGAGCTTGCAAACGACATCGAAGCAGCTGAGACAGATGAAGAGAAGGAAGCTGTCACTGAAGCGATCGAGGCTTATGAAACAGAGAAAGCCGAAAACGAGGAAAAGACAAGAGAACTCGAATCTGAGGTTGCTGAACTTGAAGAGCAGCTCAAAGAAACAGAATCAGCCCCGGCAGCAACAGCCGGAGAAGGCGAAACAAGAACAAAGGCGAAAGGAGAAAACAAAATGCCTGCAATAACAAAGAGATACAAATTCTTCAAAGGTATGGACGAACAGACAAGATCTGCAATCTTTGAAAGAGAAGAAGTAAAATCATATCTCTCACATATTCGTGAGACTATCGCAACAAGAGCCGTAACAGGTGCAAGTCTTCTTATCCCGGAAGTATTCCTGGGCCTGTTAAAAGAGAACGTACTTGAGTATTCAAAGCTCGTTAAGTACACAAGACTTGTTCCTGTTTCAGGAGATGGAAGACAGGTTGTTCAGGGTACCGCTCCCGAAGGTATATGGACAGAGTGCTGCGCAATCCTCAATGAGCTTTCATTGACATTCAATGATGCAGAAGTTAACTGCTACAAGGTTGGCGGTTTCATCAAGATATGCAATGCCGTTCTTGAAGATTCAGACATCGATCTTGCTGAGACATTACTCGAGGCCATTGCAGAAGCAATCGGTATGGCTCTCGATAAAGCTATCCTCTATGGACGCAACAGTTCAACAACACAGAAGATGCCTATGGGTATTGTTACAAGACTTGCTCAGACATCTCAGCCTTCAGATTATCCGGCAACAGCTAGACCGTGGGTAGATCTTCATTCTACAAACATAATCTCGATCGCTGCATCAGTAACCGGAGCTGAATTATTCAAAGCTCTTGTGTTAGCTAGTGCAAACATGAAGTCAAAGTATTCTAGAGGCTCTAAAGTATGGGTTATGAACGATTCGACCTATACAAAGCTTGTAGCAAATGCGGTTACAGTTGACTCTAATGGTCGTATCGTTGCAGGTGTAAACGGTGGAATGCCTGTTATAGGCGGAGTAATAGAAGTTCTCGATTTCATTCCTGATGATGTTATCATCGGCGGTTACTTTGATCTGTATCTCCTTGCTGAGAGAGCAGGAGCTAAGTTCGCATCAAGCGAGCATGCATTCTTCATCCAGGATGCAACAGTATTCAAAGGTACTGCAAGATATGACGGACTTCCTGTTATCGCTGAAGGTTTCGTTGCAATCGGTATAAACGGTGTAACACCTAGCGCAGCAATGACATTTGCTCCTGATAACGCAAACACTGTTCAGAACGTGCTCATTGATAAGAGTGTTGCATCAGTAGCAGTAAACGCAACACTTCAGCTTAAGGCTACAACAGTTCCTGTCCAGGGCGATATCACATGGGCAAGCTCAGATTCTACTAAGGCAACAGTTGACACAACCGGTAAGGTAACAGGTGTTGCAACAGGTTCTGCAGTTATCACGGCAACAAGCGGAGACGCAGTAGCAAGCTGTGAAGTAACCGTTGTTGCAGGAGCTTAATGATGAAGGTTTTGAAAGACTTTTCAGATCTTCAGGACAATAATTTTATCTACAAGGCTGGGGATGAATATCCCCGGCCTGGATATACTCCGAACGAAAAGAGAATTGCAGAATTAGCTTCTAGCAAGAACAAGATCGGAGAGCCTGTCATTGAAGCTGAAGAGCCTAAAACCACTAAGGCTGAAGGATCAGAGCCCAAAAAGGCAGAACAGCCTAAAAAGACAGTAAAGAGAGCAAAGAAAAACGAGGAATAAACAATGAACGCTATCCTTGAATTACTCAAAGCGACACTGGGAATATCAGTTAACGATTATGACGAAGCTCTGCAGACCTATATCGGATCTGCTCAGGAGTTCATCCAGCGTGAAGGCATAACCTTGACCGATTCGGATGGAGACAATCTGCTTGTTGTAGCATATGCTGCATGGCTGTGGAACAGTCGCTTGAAGACGGACAAAGGCGAGATGCCGAGATTGCTCAGATACAATCTCAATAATCGTGTTTTTTCAGAGAAGATGAAAGAGGAATGACATGGATAGTGCGGTTTATTTGATAGTTCCTCAGAGAACAAAGAACGATATAGGATCTTATGTGACATCTCCATCGGATCAGAAGCGGAGAGTTCTATGCAGTGTGAAGTCAGTCTCTATGAATGAATTCTATGCAGGAGCTCAAAAGGGACTCAGACCTGATTATGTTTTGGACATGCAGTCTATAAATTATAAGGGCGAGCAATATGTCGAGTACAACGAAGAAACATATCAGGTACTAAGGACCTATCACAGAGAAACAGATGATGTCATGGAAGTATACATCGGAAGGCCAAAATGAATACAAACATAGGTAATTTTTCAAAAGAGATCAAAAAGATTCTTGAAGAATATGGAGAAGAAGTTCAGAAGACAGTTTCAGAGACCATTGAAGAACAGGCACCTAAGGTGGTCAAGGATCTGAAAAAGACTTCACCGAAGAACACCGGAGCATATGCTTCAAGCTGGAAGAAGGAAATTGAAAAAGACCGTTTGGAAAACACCAAGATGACCGTATACAACGAAAAGCATTATCGACTCACTCACTTGCTCGAACATGGACATGCTCTCAGGAGCGGTGGTCGTGCAAGAGCGATTCCGCACATAGGGCCTGCCCAGGACAGAGCGGAAAAAGAGATCATTAAAAAGATCGAGGAGAAATTATCATGACGCTTCAAGAGATTTATCAGATGCTGAGCGACATTATCACAGCAGATAAAGTTGCTTATAGAATGTTTCCAAAAAATGAAGCTCCCGAGCTTCCCTATATCATATACTTCGAAGGTTCGAGCAATAACATGGCAGCAGACAATCAGGTTTATGTTCCTGTTATGGAACTAAACATTGAAGTTTACTTCGATATAGAGTCCGGAAAGGATCCTGATCTTGAAAAAGAGATCGAAGATAAGCTGAACGAGAATCAGCTGGTATGGAGCAAGGACGAAGAAGTTATTGAACAAGAAAATATGATAGAAGTCATTTATCAGATGGAGGTTATAAGGAATGGCAAATAAAGTTAAGTACGGCTTAAGTAATGTATATTACGCAAAAGCCACAATTGATCCATCAACAGGGGCAGCAACTTACGACACTCCTGTTGCAATAAAAGGTGCTGTTAATTTGTCGCTTGATCCGCAGGGTGAATTAAGTCCGTTTTATGCTGACAATATCAAATATTATATTGTTAATAATAACAGCGGATATGAAGGAGATCTGGAAATCGCTCTGATTCCCGATTCATTCAGAAAAGACATTCTTGGCGAGGTTGAGGATGACAACGGCATTCTTGTGGAAGTGACAGACGCTCCGACACAGCCTTTTGCATTACTCTTCCAGTTCGAAGGCGATGCCAATGCAACAAGACATGTTATGTATAATTGTACGGCAACAAGACCGACAGTTGCTGGAGCAACAAAAGAAGACTCGACAGAAGTTCAGACAGAGACATTGAATCTGTCTTGTGCGAGTGTTTACAATGCGTCACTTGATGCAAATGTTGTTAAGGGTAAATGTCATAACGATGGCGCATCCGCTGCGACATACGCATCATGGAACACAGCGGTATACCAGACAACATAAGAAACAAATCACAAGAGGACAGGGG